TAAAGGTGGTTCAATCCTTGGCGATATAGTTCCATTTGGTCATATGTTAGGTTTAGGTCTTGATGAAAAACATAAAAAAGGTCGAGGTCGTCCTAAAAAAGGAGGTGCTATGACTGCTGCAGGATTAAATCCATATGCTCATGTACAATCTCCATTAATGAATGGTAGTGGTGGAAGTTTTGGAGATTGGTTTTTTAAAGGTCTAACTGCACCATTCGCACTTGCTTCTAAAATACCACTACCTGGGCTTCAACAAATAGGAGAGGCAGGTACAAAAGCATTTAATGCCATAGGAGCACCAACATTATTTTAAAATAATAATATAATATTAATATATATTATATTATGAGTGGTATTCAAAAACTAGTAGAATATTTTAGAAAGCAAGATTTAACAGGAGATGATATATATAAATTAATTCATAAAAATCCTGTTCCATATTCACAATTAAATAAATATAAATCATTAAAAGAATTATTAGGAAAAGAAGGTTATGTTGTTATATTATATGAGGTATCAAGAAATTCTGGTCACTGGGTCTGTCTAGTTGAGCAAGATAATGGCAAATCAGTTTATTTTCAAGATAGTTATGGATATCCTCCAGATGCCCCAATAACTCATGGACTAGTACCATATGATAAAGCACATTTTCCATTATATCTAAGTCAACTAATACAAAATGACCCTAGACCATTTGATTATAATAAAAAAGACTTTCAATCTAAAAATCCAAACACTGGAGATTGTGGAAGATGGGCAACATTGAAATGTTTATTAAAAGATATACCAAATGATAAATTTAGACATCTATTTTTTAATAATCAAGATAGATATTTATCACCTGATAATTTAGTTGTATTATTAACATTACAAGGATTAAATAATATATTAGATTTTTATACAGACCCAAAGAATACTTTAGATACTAGATAAAACCGAAAAAGAAACAATAAAAAAGATAGTATCAAAATAAAAATTAATAATTTTGAATAAGTAATCCAGTTTTATAAAAAAATTCATCGCCTAAATCAACGATATTAATTAAACAATCATCTTTAACACAATTTAATAATCCTTTACATATAAAACTTGGTAGAGGTTTATATGTATGATTTTTTATCCTAATAAATTCATTAATAATTTCTATTGATATGCTATAAAATTTCGATATTAATAATTCTTGTTTTAAAAGATATGAATGTTTAGTCATTGACCTTTGTTCTTTATTTGATATAGAATAAGTATATAACATGTAATTATATTCTCTAGCTTCTTGTTCAATCATAAAATAATAGTCATCTTTTAATTTTTTAATAAAATTTTCCATTTACTATATAATAAATATAGAAAAAAAAATAATTTCTATATAATTAATAAGAAAAAAATTTTAAAAACAACCAAAACGTTTTTTCTTTTTAGGTTTTTACATGGATTATTAAATTAATTTATCTACTAATTCATTTATTGAAAATGTTTTTATAACTTTTCCAGTATCTTCATTATAAAATGTTATATAATCAGGTTTTTGATTTTTAATTTTATTCGTTTGATTAATATCAAATATCATAGTATGAACCTTTTTATCTTTATATATATCATCAAATTCTTTTGATTGGTTCATTAATTGTTTTTTTACTCTTTCTCTTTCTTCTCTCTTATGTTGTTTTATTTTTTGCTGTCCTCCCATATATAATAATAGAATATATTATTATTATATATTATTTATATATATTATAAAAATATTCTTTGTTTAAGAATATTAATTTTATTATTTAAATTGTTTCTATCATTACATTTTAGTTTTAAGAATTCATTTAATAATTTACTTTGTAAACAAAATATTAATTGTTCATCATCTTCATCAAAGTCTCCAAAAAAATATTTTAGGTCATATGCTGAAACAAAATTATTAATATGACTTTCTATTTCTGATATTCTCATATCTTTAATTTTAAAATTATTAAAATATTCAATTATATTATTATTCATAAGTTTATATATTATTTATATATTAATAATTCTTTATATATATTTAATTATAGTTTATATTTAAGTAAATATATATAAATATACGGACAATTTGGTATATAAAGCATATAAAGCAGTCATATATAACGTTATATATGACTAAATACCATATAATATATATGATTTTGTCTAATTATTTACATGTTTTTTATATATAAATAAAAATAATTAAATATATTTAAAAATAAAAATATAATATAATAATATATAAATGGTCAGAGAAGATTTAATTGGAAAATGTGGAGTTTATCAGGAGTATCCAGAAGAATATAACGGTAAAATATATTATGAATATTTTCATAATAACGGAACCGTAGAGGGCTTAATGAAAAAATATATGAAAATATGGTCAGATGATATTAATTATAAATTTAGATTATGTTCTGAGGTTAATTATATTAATGGTGAAAGAAATGGAACAGGAATAAAATATAATTTATTTGAGGAACCACATATATGGTTAGAATATGTATATGATGAATTGATATCTTTAAAAAGTTATTTTAAAGATAAAGATGGTAATAATGCTTATTTTAAATTTTATTTTAATGATATGATGCTAATAAAATTAGAGATAGGTGATTTTACTTATAACTTTAATATTTCTTATGGACATACTTTTAATTTTGGCAATATGAATTTTCAAACTTATTATAATAATAATTCTTTACAATTTTTTTGGAATGAAAGAGGTATAATTCTTTGTATGGATGAATATTTTTAATCATCCATTAAATCCATCTTGACATATTCTTGTTGAACATTTGCACTATGTAAAAATCTTTTTGCTAATTCATTTTTTTCATTTATAGACATTGGCTTATCATAGTAATGAGATATTATAATGCTTCTTATTAAATCAACATTTAAAGGTGAGCCTAAAACTTCATTCATAGATTTAGTTATATATTTTAAGAATGTATTCCGTAATATAGGATTACCATCAGGAGTTGAAAATAGATAATCGCCAGATTGTTTTTTAAATAATTTAATATATTCTTTTAAAAGGTCTGACAATTCATTTGTTATATCAAATGTTTGTTTACCATATGTAGGTGCTGTTTTATAATTTAACATTACTATCTTAGAAGGTTTATCTCCTTTAAGAATTATATAATTATAATCTTTATTTAAATCTTTCTTTTTATCTGATGCTATTTTAAAATTAGGTAAATCATTTCTTAATATAACATTATTTTTAAAATAGAATGCTACAATTAATTTATATAATAAATTATTAGGGTCTAATTTATTATTTTCATAAATATTATATTCATCATATTTTTTATTTATATCTTCTAATGACATTGCATTATCTTTGTCTTTTTGTTTTTGTAGTTTATTATCACCTCTAACTTTATCTTCTTTCTCTTTATGTTCTCCTAATACATTTCTATAATTTTTAATTAAATCTTCTGATACTTTATAATGTTGTAATACTTTTATAATTGGTGTCATATAATCTTTTTTACTTTTAAGACTAGAAGCATTTAATGCATGTAATACTTTTTTTGTATCTTCTAAAAATTTATAATCTGTAAAATCATGACCTTGTACTAATTGAGATATTTTATTTAATTTAGCAATATAATTATTAATAGATATCTTAGATAATGGTGTATCTTTTCTAGTTTTCATGTTATCAAATATTTTGTGTAAATCATTTTTAGCCATCATATTTTCTCCTAGTTTCATTTCTCCTTTCTTTTTGTCTCTATATTCTTTTTTTTTAATTGCTTGTTGTTTTAAATATTCTGGGTCTTGTTCTTTTTTTTTAGAACGATATAACTTTTGTTTTTCAGAGTTTGACATATTAGACATTACTATATATAATTATATATATATAATTAAATTATAATTATATAATATGTTTTTTATTTTTTAATATAAAAATGTTTTTTTTATAATAATTTTATCTAAATATATGATATATGGTATTTGTAGATGATTTAAAAGAAGGTCAAAAAATAGAAGATGAAATGATTATGATGTTATCTAAAGAAGACAGTATTATAATAAAAGCACCTAACAAACAATTTTATGATTATGATTTTATTATTGATGATATTAAATATGAATGTAAATTTGATAAATTAGCATCAAAGACTGGTAATATATGTATTGAGTTTGAATGTAATAATAAACCATCTGGTATATCTACAACTCAATCTAAATATTATATAATAAAAACAAATGATAATATTTATAAAATTAGAGTTAAAAAGATTAAAAAATTAATTGAAGAAAATGAATTTAAAATTGTAAAAGGAGGAGATGGATATAGAGCTAAAATGTATTTAATAAATAAATCTTATTTTGAAAAATATATTTTATAATTATGGTAATAATAAATATTTATAACCAAATAAATGAATATTATTAATACCTTTTGATTTTAAATAATCTAATGTTTCTTTATTTATTAAATCATTTAAATTATCTTTTATTTTTTTACATATTTTAATACTATTCTTTTTTTTCTTTTCTTTAATAGATAATTTTAATTTATCTATATTTTTATAAAACTCATCTTTATCAAATTTAATATCTAAAATATTATCTAAACCAAATTTAATATTATCTAATTCCTGATTTAAAATTGTCATTGTAGGAAATTTATCGTTTTCTAAAATTAATAATATTGTTTCAAATTCTCCTTTATAACTTGCTAATTTTGATAAATTTGAATTTATTAATGGTTCTATAAATCTTAATGTGTTTGTGTCTTTTCTAATTTTTGCATTTGAATAAATTCTTTTAATAACTTTAAATATTTTATTTTTTCGAAATTGTTTTGTTGTATCTTTTGATAATGACCTATTATCATCATCTTCTATTAATTTTGTAAGAGGTAATTTATCTAGATATATCTGGTATAAACTAGTTATTTCAATATATTTTCCCATATATGGTGCTACCATATCTAATTTAACCATAGTACCTAAATCTTCTAATGCTTTTGTTAATGTTATTTTATATTTTGAACTATTTCCTGTATTATCTTTTATATTTGGTTCTCTATAACCCTGTTTGATTTCTTTTGCTGTCCAGTGAATAGGTTCACCATTTTCATATACTCCACATTTTAAATCTGTTATTGTATAACTTTTTTGTCTAGATATTTTTTTTACAATATTTTGTAATTCTATTGCTATCATCTTTATAACAACATCTTCATCTAAATCTTTTTTATAAATTACTTTATTTGTACTATCAATATCACTTGGATATGGTTGTAATTGATAATTAAAACTACCATATATTTGACTTTCACTAGATATAATATATTTATTTTTTCTAAATTGTAATTTTTTTACTAAGTCATTTGCTTTTTTTGGTATTGATGCTTTTGTTCTACTTAGAGCAAGATTTTTTTTTGGTATTTTACCAATTAATCCACCTTCTAATTGTTTCATATATTATATTATTAGATTAAAATCTAATATTATAATATATATGATTGAAAAATTATTATTATTAGGTATGGGGTGTATTCAAAGAAGTCTTTTAGAACTTATGAAAAAAAAGAAACATGCATTATTGAAAACTAAAAATATAATTGTAATATGTCCAGAAGATATTCCTAAATATATTTATGATATAATACCACAATTACAACATGTTAAAAAGTATATCACAGAAGATAATATGGAAAAGTTATTAAGTCCTTTAATGGATGATAAAACTTTATGTGTAGATTTGACAGTTGATACTGATAGTATTAGTATTATGAATTTATCTAGAAAGAATAAATGTCTATACATTAATACATCTATTGAAGAATATAAAAAAGATGATATTAAAAATCCAGAAAAAAAGACATTATATTATCAAAATATTCAATTAGATAAAGAAATGAAAAAAATTAAATCTAATATATCAACATTAGAAAGTGGAGGATGCAACCCTGGGCTCATCAGTAATTTAGTTATGGAGGCGATTTATCAATATTGTAAAAATTATAAACCTAATTATATAAAATATATAAATAAAAATAAATGGTCTTATGTTGCTTCTAAATGTGTTAATATGATACATTGCGCAGAAACCGATACACAATTAACTAATTTAAAACCTAAAAAAAATTATATGTACAATAGCTGGTCCCCTGCTGGGCTAATAAGTGAAGCATTAAGTCCTTCTTTTTTATCATCACCAAAACCACCAACTCCAGAATATGTTAAATCAAAATATAATGATAATATGTATATAAATCCAAAAAAGCATTCTATGGATTGTTTTACAGAAACATTTATTATAACTCCAAATAATCAAGTTGAAAAGATAAAAGGGAAAATGATAACACATAATGAAACTGTAAGTCTATCAGATTTATTTTCAACTAAAAATTATACTCCAGTTATAACTTATGTTTATAATAGTTGTAAAATTAGTCAGGATTGTTTAGAAATTATGAAAAAGAATAATTACAAAGAACCAAATAATTTAATTGGATTATATCAAAATGATATTATTAATAAAGATAGTTATGATAGTATGGGTGCATGTGTTTATTTTAAAGATGGAAAAGTTTTTTGGTGTGGTTCAGTATTGACTAATAAAGAAACCATGAAACTATTAGGTAAAAATTGTAAGTCTAACTGTACACAATTACAAGTATCAGTGTGTGTATTATCTAATATTGAATATTTATTAAAACATAAAAATGAGGGTGTTATAACAAATGAAGATTTACCATTTAAAAAACAAATTGAATATTGTAAGCCATACTGGGGTTTATATGTATGTCGAGAAATTACAAATGATATTAATAAAATTATATAATATTAATATATATTATATATGGCTAAAAAATTAGAAGACTATTCTAAAGAAGAATTAATTGAATTGATAGAAGCATATAATCTTATGACACAAATTCGAAATTATCAAAAATTATCTAAATCTGAATTAATAAAACAGATTAGGGAAAAGTTTGATGTTGATGAAAATGGTAAAATAACTACTAAAGATTTATCTGCTTATCCTAGAGAATTTAATAAACTATTAAAAGGAGCTGAAACTGCTAAAAGTGAAAATATTGATATTAATAAATTAATTGCTAAAAGAGGAGGTATAAAAGGTAGAATTGAAAGACTTAAAAAAGATATTGAAGATTATGATTTAGATAAATCTAGTTTCTATTATGAAAGAGAAAAAAAAGAATTAGAAGCATTAAAAGATAAACTTGAAATTGAAAAAAGTAATTTAAAAAAAATAAATGATGTAATTAAAAAAGCAGATACTAAACAAACTGAGATAGAAAAAGAAAAAGAAAGTAAATCTAAATTAAAAAAAATGAAATATACAGATTTTATAAAATATTATTTTTTGAAACATAAAGGAGAAAATAATAAAGATATGATGAAAAATGCTTCTCAATATTGGAAAGATATTAAAGATGAAGACCATACAAAATATATAAATGAATATCAACAATTATTAAAAAGTAAAGAAGATATAAAACCAGAATATGGAACTAAAAAATTTATATTTGATAAAGATGGATTATTAAGTGATAGCGATGTAAAATATTTAATTAGAAAAAGAATGGAATTAAAAAAAATGATTGATGATGCTAAAATTGAATTAGAAGATTATGGAACTTCTAAAAAAAATGAAAAGAAGAGAGAGAAACTAAAAGACCAAATTAATGAATATACAAAAGAGTTTAAATATTTTAATTCATATTTTGTTAAACATCTTAATAGACAAACTGAAATCGATAATGCTCCTACAGAAGATGAAGACGAAGAATTTGATTTTAATTTAGTTTATATGTTTACAAGTAATGGTGATATTTTAGCATCCGCAAAAACATCTAAAGAACTAAAACAAAAAATAAAAGATAATTATGATGCTCCTAAAAAAGATAGTAAATTTTTTTTAGTTAAATTTGATTTTGAAGATAAAAAATTAGATGTTCAAATAACTCAAGTTACGATAACTCCTAAAATGTTTATTGCTCCAAAAGGTGATGATGCTTTTATGAATTTTACTTATTCTAAAGAGGAATATGATAAATATGGATTTAATATTGATATACTAAAAAAAATGATAAATGCAATTAATAAAAATTTAGTTAATTTTGAAAAATCATCTATATCTATAAGTGAACTTTTAAAATTAAAAAAATAGAAATGCATTAAATGCATTAAATGCATGTAATTCATACTATACTATGATTTGATAATGTATTAAAGTCAAAACCTTTTCCTTTTGTTAATATATTCCATCGTTTACCTAATGAAATACCTACTTTAGCGAGTTTTTGAGATAATACTGGTAAGTTGTTTTTTAATGTTGTATAATCTTGCATTATGAATTGTTTTAAATTTGGATTATATTTATACAAATCGTTATATGTCATTAATCCATCTATCCATATCTGACAATTAGCATTTATTGGGTCATAGATTGAAAATTTATTAAACCCTTGACCTTTTAATGAATTATCTAAAAATTCATTTAGTTTTATTGGATTAGGCATATATACATTATATGATTGTCCAGCATCTTTTTCTCCATTATACAATTCTATTTTTATAACTTCATTCTTTTCCATTAAAAGAGATGTATTATTATCTAATGTAGCAATTAAATATAAATGAAAATAATAATCATATCCTGCTTGTTTTTTTGATTTCTCAAATTGTCCTAAAGATAATATATTTGAACCTAAATCTGCTAATGTTGATAATGGGTCTCGTCTTACTGTTATTCTAACTATATTGTTATCTCCGTACTTTTGTAATAAACGTCGAACATCTGGAGGATATGCACTATCTCTATCTCCTGTTATTGCTCCTATAACTCGACCTGATATATTTGAAACTGTATCCTTTAGTCTTTTTTGTGTTTTATGAATAAATTTATACATATCTTTTAATCCTGCTCCTTCTAAATCTGGATTATTTTTTTTAGATATTTCTATTGCTTTTATTTGAGCCATAACTGCTTTTTTAGTCATAGGTTTGTTTGAATAATAATCACCTTTATCATCTTTCAACCTAAATCCATTTTTATATTTTTGAATTTCGTAAGGCATATAATATATAATTACATTTTAATTTCAATTTCTTTATAATCAAAATAATTATCAATATGTTCATTTATATTTTTTCGGAGATAATTTAAATGCTGATTTGATAATAAATGTTTATAATTTTTAATTTTTAATTTTTTTCCACATTCACAAATTATCATTATATAATTATAAATAATATAATATTTATTTTTAGGATAAATAAAATATATTTATATTATATATATGGCTGAAGATATTTATTTTGATGCTTCTCATAAATTTAGAGAACCTCGCAAATTTAAAAAATCTAGTTATAAACCAAAAGGTAAAGAATATAAATACATTGACCCAGCAGAAGGATTAATTCAACAAGTTGAAACTAAAATTGTTAAACCTAAAAGAATGAAAAAAGTTAAAAAAGATTTAGAACCTGTTGAAAAACGATTGACCAAAATATTAGAAAAAAAAAGAAAGTTTCAAAAACATAGACAAGTTTATCAAACTGTTGACCCTGAAGAATTAAAAAGAATTCAAGCATTTCAAGAAAGAGCAATTGTTCCATCTACTAAAATGGAAATGGAAAGACAACAAGAAGAAAAAGAAAAAACTGATAAAGCACAAAAAGATGCAGATGCTCAAGCACAGCAACTTTTAGAAGAAGGTAGACATCAAGATTTAATAGAAGGATTAAAAAATGTAGCTGAAAGACCTTTACCTATGCGTGATATTGAACCATTTTATAAAAATGCAAGTCATGCTGCTATTGAACAAAAATTGGAAAGTATTGGATTTCAAGATAATCCTCAATTAGCCACAGCATTAACTAAATATATGATTGATAATGGTCTTGTTGACAATGCTGATGATGTTGCTGAAATATTTACTCCTATTCTACATCCTACAGAAGAACCTGATGAAGCAGACAAAGCACAAAATGAAATTAATAGACGTAATTTACTTGATAGAGGAAGATTTGCAGTAAAAATTTATAATGATTATAAACAGTCTGTTGGACGTGGTTTATTCGGTGGTAAATTAGCTAATATTCATCCTCATCTATTAGGTACTGTTATTGCTCATGATTATATTCATAGAAATGCTGATAAAATACTTGCTAAATTACCAGCTAAACATAAAGGTATTAAAGAACTTGAACAACTTAAAAAAAATGCTAATAGAGCCGTTGTAATGTCTAATAAACTACATGGTAAAGGATTTGGTGATTTCTTTAAAAAAATGGTTGAAAAAGGAAAAACACTTGTAAATGTTTATAATCAAATTCCTGATGCTATTAAAAAACCTTTTGAAGAAAAAGCAAAAGAAGCAGGACGACAACAAATTCAAAAGGCATCTCTATTTTTAAAAGATAAATTTGCTAAAAAATAAATTATACAAATAAATGTTAAAAATTTATTTTTAAGATTTATTTCTAAAATTGTATTTTTAGATACAATTATACAAATAAATGTCTATTAAATAAATTATGTATTTCATTCATTTTTTTACTTTGTCTCTTTTCTTCTGGTTGTGGTTCGCTTGTCTCTGACAAGCCTGCGCGAAGGCTTTTAGCCGAGCGTTCTGGTTCTCGTTCTCGTTCTAGTTCTCGTTCTAGTTCTGGTTCTTTTTGTTTTTGTTTTTTTAATTCTTCGTTCTTTGGTTTCTTTTTTTCATAATAATATTTTTTTTGGTTCTCTAGTCTCTTTTTTTTATATTCTGGGTCATCGATATATCTTTGTTTAAGTTTATTATTATATTCTTTATTTATTTGTTGTTTGTGCTCATATTTTTTTATTAATTCTGTTGGTATCTGTTTATCAAGTTTGCTACGAGATGCCAAGTATTGTTTAAATAATTCTTTTTGACTTATTTCAGGTTTAATATCTGTCATATATAATATAAGTTATATATTTTTAATTTCAAATATATTATATTATTAAATTTAAAATCTATTATTAATATATAATGCAAAGTTTAAACAATCAAAGTAATATTCCCCTTAGAGGTAATGCTATTTATATAGGTTCATGGGATGACATTATAAAATATCAAAATATACAAATCAATTTAAATACTGATACAAATTGTGAAATTACTTATTACAAAAGTAATGATAAAGTATTTATTGAAAATGATACTTTTCAGTATACTGCTAACACAAATTATTTTAATAGTATAAATTCTACATCTAGATATGTATATTTTACAGTTCGCAATTTACAAAATGTAATTCAAAATAATTTCAATTTTTCAGTATTGTATAAAGATTATCCAGTATCTGGTGGTGGCATAGCATCAAATGTAACAATTGATAATCCATTAAATCAAGATGGAAGTGTTTTTGTAGGCGGTAATCTTGCTTTAACCGGAGATGTAAACGCTAATATCACAAATTCATCTTTAAATGTTGCTGTTAACAATTATCCTGCTGTTCAAACCGTAAATGGTTCAGTAGATGCTAATATTACAAATTCATCTATTCCAGTTAGTGGTTCAGTAGATGCTAATATCACAAATTCATCTTTAAATGTTGAAGTCGGCAATTTTCCACCAGTTCAACCAGTTTCTGGAACAATAGAAATTGATAATTTTCCTGCTAGTCAAACTATAAATGGTTCAGTAGATGCTAATATTACAAATTCATCTATTCCAGTTAGTGGTTCAGTAGATGCTAATATCACAAATTCATCTTTAAATGTTGAAGTCGGCAATTTTCCACC